GATCTTATTAGAAAGATTATTTCAAAGAAGTAGAAATAAGAGAATATGTAAGTGAGAAGACTGAGTGATGGAATTTAGTTTCATCACTCAGATATAAAAGATAAAGGAGATATAAAAATGGGATTATTTAGTAAAATTTTTAGAAAAGAAATAAAAGATTCAGGTGTTTTAACTCAGCAGGTTCCATCTAAACTTATGGGTACAGAAACAGTCTCTACATCGAATGTGATTGATATGTCAAAGTCAAAAGAGAATCTGAATAAGGTACTCATCGACATGTCTAAGAGTAGCAAAATCGATATGTCAAAGCATGTAGCAAGAGTAGCATTAGCAATGGATTATTCTGGTTCTATGTGTGATCTATTTGATAATGGTTCGGTACAGAAAGTTATTACTAGACTACTTCCAATTGCTCTTAAATTCGATGATAATGGGGAACTTGAATCATGGTTGTTCTCTAATTATTTTGAAAGACTTAAAGCAGTTACAATTAAGAATTACGATAATTATGTAAAGAAAGTTATGCAGAAAGCCCACATGAGTATGGGCGGTACATATTATGCACCAGTATTAGATGATATGGTTAAATATTACAAAGATATTGAACCTAGCGAAGTTCCTGCATTTATTATTTTCATTACAGACGGTGATAATTCTGATAGGTCTGCGACAAACGAAATTGTAAAGGAACTTTCAAATTACAACATCTTCGTTCAATTTATTGGAATTGGTAGAGCAAAATTCAATTATCTTAAATCATTAGATGATATGAAGGGTAGAAAGCATGACAATACTGGTTTTACCGCAGTAGAAGATATGAATAAGATGACTGATGAAGAGTTATATACTGAAATCCTTAGACAGTATAAGGATTGGCTGAATAAAAAATAAGAGAATATATAAGTGAGAAAGATAAAAATATTTAAGAAAGATGAGGTATCTAAAATGAGTAATGTAATTAACATGAGTAAGAATCAAAAGATTAACATGACAAAGAATGATGGAACTGTAATTAAGAACTTCTTCATTGGTGTAAATTGGGAGAAGAACAGATATGCTGGAGAATCAGATATTGATTTTGATATTAATGGATTTATTACTAATAGTGATAGAAAAGTCAAGTATCCAGATGATATTGTAAATTATAATACATATTCTGCATCTGAATACCCGTGGATTGAGTATTCTGGTGATAATCAGACTGGTGATGATTCTCAGGGAATTATGTTTGATGGTGTACATTATGATGAATCTTTTGTTGTTCATGCAGATAAATTCCCAAGTGATAGAACCGATTTTACAATTTGCTTAACTATTTATAGAGCAGTTCAGAGGCTTCAGAATTTCGGAATGGTAAATAATGCCACAATGATGATTTGTGATTATGATAATCCAACTACCAAGTGGACATATGATCTTTCTGAAGATGAGAATTTTGAAAAACTGAATGCTGTTGAAATTGGTAGACTGTATAAATATGGAGATGGTTTTAAATTTCAGGCACTTGGTTCTGGATACAACGGTGGTATGACAGAACTGTTTAAGAATTTTGGGCTTGATATTGATGAAGGAAGAGACTAAAGAGCCAATAGGAGAAAATATATAAATGAAAATCTTATGTTTTATTATTGTAGTAATTGCTATGATTTACTTCTTCAAATTCACTAAGACAGGCAAAAGACTCAAAATTAGAGTCTCTGGTACATCTGATGAAAAGTTCACTGAAGACGCTTCTACACCAGAGGGTGCAAAGGCTTATTATAATTCAGCTATTGCTCTTGCTGAAAAGAAATATAGTGACGAGTATGGTAAATATATTCAGCAAACAGGGAAAATTAAAACTTATGAAGAACAGCTTAGAGTTCTGAAGAAAGAAGATATGCAGTTAGATCTCAATATTAAGTCTTGCATTGACAAGAATGATGACAACGCTGCTAAAGTATATCTTATCAAACAAAAAAATAATGAAGAAAAGGCTGAAATCATTAAAAAGAATCTTGAAGATTTAAGAAGCGCAGCTAAGTTACAGGATGAGGTTGTTAAAAATCTTCATGATGAATTAGAGAATCTTAAAGCAGAAAAAGAAGTTTCCATTCTTGCCCTTGAGACAGCAGAAGCTACAAAATCTCTTCAAGCTACATCTGGTATATCTACTAATGAAGAAGATAAAATGCTTGAAAAGGTACGTGAGGGTGTTAAAAAGAGTAAAGAAGTGGCAGAGGGTTCTAAAATTGCTTACGAAAGTTCTTATGAGGTTCAAAAGAAACGTTTGGATAAGCAGATGAAAGATGATGAGATTCAGAAGAAGCTGGATGAACTGAAAGCTGGTAAGAAGAAATGATGATGTTAAGTATTAAAATGTATCTTGTTTGTATGATTGTGAGTTTCGCTATTGGTTATGTGATTGGTAGAAAATATAGAAACAAACAATAATTATTTTGGACTGGCTGGTGTTATAACTGGTCAGTCTGTTTTCAAAATGATAAAAGGAAAAAATATTATGAACTCAAATTGGATTAAATGTACTGAAGGACAAATGCCAGAAGATGATAAAAGATACGAAGGTAAGAAAGTAATCAATGTACTTGTTACCACAAATCGAGGTATGGTAACAAAAGTGCAAAGGCAATACTATGATGGGACATGGCATTGGGGAAGAATCAATGGTGGTATGAGAGCATGGATGCCGTTGCCTGAACCATACAGAGAATAAATGAGGTGAAATAGATGGCAAATGAATTTACATTATATGGTGTAATGGATAAATCAACAGGGAAATTAGTAAGTAATCTTACAAACCCACGACACAAATATTGGGAAACAAGAAAAACTGCTGAGAATGCGGTTAGAAATTTTATGTCAAGACGTTATAACGCTGATAGGCAGCTAGAAGTTGTAGAAATTGAATGTAAGATACATACAGTGGACAGAGAATAATCTAATATAGAAATTTCTATCTTGGCGATTCAACCAAATTTTCTTGAGAAGAGAGGTGATAATTATAAAGCAAAATAGTTTTACAATTAATATTTTCTTAGATGAAGATAGAATAGATAAAGAAACAGTAATGTATCATATTTATCATGCCATTCAGAAAGAATTAAATAGTGACAATGTGGATTATATGAATCTGATTGTAACACCAAGTAAATCGTATACTGATTTAATCAAAGATGACAAGCGTTAATTAGAGAATAATATAGTATAGAAATATTTCTTAGCTTGGACATTCGTTCAAGTGTTTCCAAAACAAAAATAAGTAATGAAATATTTTTTTCATCCGATTAGGCAGACGTGCCTATTTTCGAGTGATTTTACAACAAAATAATATTAAAAAAGAAAGGATTTAACAGTAATTCTAGGTAATTATGGTTACGTAACCTCTGTAAAATAGTGTGTTTTGACAGAGAATAAAGAAAAAAATAATTCTCAAGGGCTACGAGTGTTAAGTTTATGTGGTGGCGTAGAAACAGGATTATATGCGTTACAACAACTTGGAATACCTATAAGAGAATATCATACATATGAAATTTTACCAGAAGCCATAGCAGTTTCTCAGTACCATTTTCCGCTTGTGGTATATCATGGTGATTTATATGAAGCGGATTTTGAGCAGTTCAAAGGATTTGATCTTCTATTGGCAGGTACATGCTGTCAGTCTCTTTCAAGAGTACGAATTGAAAATAAAGAAGTCAATAATGGTCTTGATGGTAAATCAGGAATTTTCTTTAAAGCGATTGAGTGTCTTAGGGTAATTCAACCCAAATATTTCATGTTTGAAAATGTAGTACCAAGTAGCGATGAGGATTTGAAAACAATGACAGAATGTATTGGTGTTGAACCTATTTTGATTGATTCAGGAATATTTTCAGCTCAGAATCGTGAGAGATATTATTGGACAGACATACCACTAGGCGAATTGCCTGAAGAATCTCCATTAGTTTTGAAAGATATTATGGAGAATAATGTAGATGAGAAGTATTTCTACAAGAAGGACTTTGAGATTTTGGATATGAATAAGCGTGTATGTGCTGAACTAAAGGTCAACACAACAGAAATGTGTAAAAGAATTTATAATCCAGATTTCAAAATGTCAACATTAACCTGTGTGTCGGGCGGTTATCAAGAGAAAAAAGTATTAGATAACGATAGACCACGAAAATTGATCGAAATTGAATATG